GGTAACCTCGCGCATACAGCCGGGCAGTGACGTCATCGTCTGCGCGGAAATGGACGAACAGTGGGGATACGTCGGGGCTAAATCGCGCCAGCGCTGGCTGTTTTACGCGTATGACAGGCTCCGGAAGACGGTTGTTGCGCACGTATTCGGTGAACGCACTATGGCGACGCTGGGGCGTCTTATGAGCCTGCTGTCACCCTTTGACGTGGTGATATGGATGACGGATGGCTGGCCGCTGTATGAATCCCGCCTGAAGGGAAAGCTGCACGTAATCAGCAAGCGTTACACTCAGCGAATTGAGCGGCATAACCTGAATCTGAGGCAGCACCTGGCACGGCTGGGACGGAAGTCGCTGTCGTTCTCAAAATCGGTGGAGCTGCATGACAAAGTCATCGGGCATTATCTGAACATAAAACACTATCAATAAGTTGGAGTCATTACCTGATTATGTAAAGAATATTGCTGATGGTCGGTAGACATCCTCAAGTACTGTGCGACCCTAACTCTATGATTTTTTTCATTTCCGCTAGCCATGCACAAAACCTCATGGATGATTCAATACAATGTAGAGGATAAAATTGATCAAATTTTAACCGAATTCAACTGTTTTATCATTGATTAGAGCGAATTTGGTAGTTCTTCGAGGTGTATGATAATCGAGAAGAGATGTGAATTATTTAGCTGATATGACCGACAGCTTTCGTTATGTGGCCTCAAGGTACCCATTTGTAAATGGCTATGCTTAGTCCACATAGGTTAATGGTGTGATCATTAATTCTTCAAATAAATCAAGATAGTTAACCCATCATGGAAGAGTTATGCGGCAATAACTTTGTATTTTTGAGACGAAACATAGTCACTCCACCATTGCATGAGAACCACACGTTCTGTGAGATACTCTGCACGATTGTAGGCTGCAATTATTTCATCTTTTTTCGAGTGGGCAAGGGCGGCTTCTAAGACATCAGTTCTAAACTTGCCACACTCCTCAGCCGCCGTTCTAGCGATTGATCGCATACCATGAGCTACAAGCTCACCTCCGAAGCCCATACGGATTATAGCCGCATTAGCTGTTTGTTCATGCATGTGATTGAGTGGAGCTTTGATACTGGGAAAAACCCACTCTCTATGCCCGCTGATGGCTTTCATTGAATCCAAGACTCGCAAAGATTCTTTGCTCAGTGGAACTTTGTGAGGCTTCTTCATTTTCATAAACTCCGCCGGGATGTTCCACATGCTGGTTTCTATATCAATATCTGACCATCTTGTGCGAACAGCTTCACCAGGGCGAACCCATGTGAGAAGTTGCCACTCAATCAGTAGCCTTGTTTCTAAACGGATAGAAGCATTGTTTAGAGCAACCAGGAAGCGGGGGAGTTCGGAAGGGGGTAATGCTGGCATATTCTGTTTTTTTGGCTTGCTGAACCGTTGCCCCAGGTTGTCAGCCGGATTGAATTCTATGAGTTCTTCTGTTGCTGCATAGCGGAAAATTTCATTCAGGCGGGATATGACGCGGCGAAGTGTTTCAAGGACACCTCGTTTTTCTATGGGGTCTAAATGCTGTTTAAGCATTTTAGGGCGAATCTCCTTAATGGGGGTATCACCCAACGTTGGAAAGATATTTCTCTCTAGGCTTCGCCAGATGTCGTTAGCATGATCCTGGGAGATGCCTGACGTTTTGACTTTCTCATCAAGCCACTTCTTGGCTACTGCTTGAAATGTATGTTCCGTTGCATCCTTAAGGGCATTGGCTTTGTGGGTGTTATGAACTTGTGGGTCTATACCATTTGCAAGCAACGACAAGTACTCATCACGTAAAGCTCGTGCCTTCGCAAGTGTAAGGTGAGGATAGGTTCCTAAGCTCACCTTAGTTCGCTTTTTGGTCACAGGCACTGCATATCTGAAATACCAATTTTTCTTTCCTCCCTTCGCTAAGGGGGCGATTCGCAGGAGCAAACCATCGCCGTCAAAAAGGTTAACCTCTTTCTCGGCAGGTTTGGTGCTTTTGATTTCAGTGTCAGTGAGCTTCTTAGCGATTTTTGCCATGTTTGGGACCCTCATGTTTTGGACCCTTTGTGTTGGGTCCCAAAAAGGGTGCCATAACGAGTAGATTCTAGCAATTCTCGGTAGACTACTATAGACGTAAAAAAGCCCGCAAGGCTGGTTCCATGCGGGCTTGATAGACTTCACTGAACTTCAATATATCAAAAATTGGTGGAGCTGGCGGGAGTTGAACCCGCGTCCGAAATTCCTACATACCATTTTTATTATAGTAAAAACAGTAGATTATGTTTGAAAACAATGTGTTAGTGTTATTTTGTATTTGCTCGTCTTACGCGTTTTTAATGCTCTGCCGCCAAAGTGCCGCCATTACATCAAGCATCTAGAATAAAATTAGTTAATAAATTATAATTAATATGCTAATTGTTCTTGCATTCATAAGTGGGACGTGATGAAAGAAAAAAAATTCGTTAGTGAGCTTTTCCTTGAAAATGGGCAGTTTATTTTAGTCGGTTTGACAGGTCGAACTGGTTCTGGTTGCACAACAACAGCTAATATTCTTGAAAACGAAAAAACAGTCTTCCCTGATGTAAGTAAATTACAGGGGTTTTACAAGGGATTGGATGTCCATCGTTATAATATAGTTAAAAAATTCGCAGAAAATCACTGGGAAAATTTTTACTCAATTAAGGTGAGTGACCTAATCTCAGCGTATCTTCTGATGTTAACAGTTGAGGAAGCTTCTGAATTCATTCTATCATCTAATAAATTTATCAGTAAAGAGCATTTAGATATTGTATTAACTTTTGGTGTATTCTCAGATAATCTCATTTTGACAAGATTTAAAAATGTAATTGAGAATTTGCTTGATCATAATAGTGAATTGAAGTTTGATGAAAAAACGATTAATAAATTTATATCAATTTTGAAGTTAGTTAGAAAATTTACTAAAGAATTCAAAGCTGAACTAAATGAGATAAACTCAAATTTATATGTTTCAGCCTATCAGTTAGCAGGTAAGTCAATTAGACGTCGTGGGCGTATTGAAGTCGATTTTGAAGATAAAGAGTTTATGCCTAAATCTGTTTTTCATTTGCCGGAAACTATTAATAGGGTTATTAAATTAATAAGAAAAAGCAAAAGAGATAACGCATTAATTGTCATAGATGCTATTAGAAATCCATATGAGGCAAAATTTTTTAAGGATAGATATTCTGCATTTCATTTAATGTCAATAAATGCCCCAGATGAACATCGAACAAACTATTTGCGGAAACTACATAAGTTTTCAGAAAAGCAGATAGAGGAAATAGATTCTGTAGAGTCAGGTAAAGGTGATAACTCTTACAAACATCTCACCAATCCAAATGTAACTAAATGTATTGAACTATCAGATATACACATTTTTAACCCAAAAAATGAATTTGATAATGACAATATTTTAAAAGCACAATTAGCGTGGTACATCGCACTGATGAAGCATCCTGGTCTGATAACACCTACTGCAATGGAAAGGGTTATGCAAGTTGCGTATACGGTAAAATTAAACTCTGGCTGTATATCTAGACAGGTGGGAGCTGTAGTAACTGATGGTGATAATTCAATAAAATCAGTTGGTTGGAATGATGTTGCCAACGGTCAGATTCCTTGCTCTATGAGATCTCTAGATGGCCTAATGAACGATTTTGATGAAAAAACGTACAGTCATTATGAGAGAAATAATAGTTCTTTCAGAATTAAAGCTAATGAGAAACTCTTAAATTTTAGGGCGATAGATAAAACTGGTGATATTTATAGAGGCAGGAACTTATCTTATTGTTTTAAAGATATACATAATGATCTTGATAAAGAGAAAAAAGGTAATCAAGTTCATACACGTGCATTACATGCTGAGGAAAACGCATTTTTACAACTTGCAAAATATGGTGGTATTGGCGTTCTGGGGGGGAAGTTGTATACAACTGCCAGTCCCTGTGAGTTGTGTGCGAAAAAAGCTTATCAGTTAGGTATATCTGAAATTGTATTTATTGATCCCTACCCAGGTATAGCTCAAGACCATATTATTAATATAGGTAGTAAGCCACCAAAGTTAATACAATTTAGAGGCGCAATTGGGAAGTCATATCACCGACTTTATGAGCAAATTATCCCGATAAAAGATGAGTTAGAATATCTCCTTGAGTAGAAATATTATACTCATCCTTCCTGAGGTAAGCTTCAAGATGATCAATAAATATTGATCATCTTGAAAGTTAATTGCAGAGTCAAACTAGTAGTCAGACTGAAGCTTCGATAAAAAATGTTTTTGTTTTTTTCATTTTCTAATGACTGTTTTTTATTGGTTTCTTTTTAATGTTGCAATGCTATGCTTTTCTACTATTTTTGAATGTGGCATCTTTGATGTTTTTATACAACAAAGATGAGGGCTTATAGGTTTTTTTGTGATGTAAAAATTATCTTATTCTATAAATAAAACCTAAACTCAGTCTGAAGAGTTAAATGAGAATGGATAACCTGCTGAATATTATATTTGTAAATAGTTTGAGTTTGTTTTCATAAGTTACTCTATCTTAAGTTGCATAAAGGGTTTTTAGTTACCGCATCTTCAAGGTGATCGGGCGAAAAGTGGGCGTAAATCATCGTCATTTTTATATCGGCATGGCCCAGAATATCGCGCAGCACCAGTATGTTTCCGCCATTCATCATAAAATGGCTGGCGAATGTATGACGTAGCACGTGAGTGCATTGGCCCTCTGGCAGCTCGATGCCAGCTCGCTTTACTGCTCGTTCAAAGGCTTTTCTGCACGGGGTGAATAGCTTCCCTCTGTTCTTGGGGAGTTCGTCATACAGATCTTGAGATATCGGCACGGTGCGGTTTTTCTTACCCTTCGTCTTGGTATAAGTGATGCGGTATTTAGATAACTGATGGCCCTGCAGGTTTTCAGCTTCACTCCAGCGTGCGCCGGTGGCCAGGCATATTTTTGCAATCAAAAGCAGACTGGGGTTTTGAGAATCAGCGCAGGCATCTAGCAGACGTTTAATTTCTTCCGAGGTCAGGAACGCCAGTTCCCCCTCAGCGATTTTAAATGTTGGCAGCCCGGCGAGAGGATTTGGTGCTGACCAGTGGCCTAGTTTTTTCAATGTGCCGAAAACCGATGATAGGTTACGTTGCTCAAGATTCACCGTGCGTGGTTTTACTGGCGACATTAGTGTGCCGTCTTCGTTACGAACGTCACCTTTTAACCGTGCTTCGCGGTATTTCGTAAAGTCACCGGCTGTCAGTTCTGAGGCGATGGGGTCGCCTAGACCATTACAGATAATTCTAAGTTTCGCCATGAGGCGCTTGGGGTCTGCGAGTGTCTGACCATACAGGGAATACCAAAGCTCAATTAATTCTGATAGGCGTCGCCGATCATCCTTTTCACCCAACCACGGTTTTTTATTCACTTCTTCCATTGTGAAGCTTTCAAAAGCAATGGCTTCGCCTTTCGTAGCAAATTGCTTACGCACGCGCTTACCATTGCGTCCATTGGGATAGCACTCACACAACCATTTTCCGTTCGGCTGTTTTCTGATGGTCATATCAAAGGCTCTTAATGATTTTCAGTGCGCGGCCTACTACCTCAATGTCATCTAGGCCACACTCAAACGATGAATCATCCTGATGCACTACTAATTTGTTTCCCGGAAGTCGAGTCAATTTAACAATGCTTTTTATCCCGTCAATATCGACTAACCACATACCATTTACTGGTGGTGTTTGGTTGCGATCTATTAAATAAGAATCACCAGAAGTAGTCACCAGCAGTAGGTTGCTTGAGTCTGAGGGGAGTATGCTGCTATCAATGATTGCTTTTCCAGCATCGACCAATAAACCACCGTTGAGAGTCGCCTTGTCAATTTCAGGAGATACTAGTTCAGAAAGAGGTACAACCTTGCTGGAGTTCACGGAATTGATATTTTTTTTAGGTTCAATGTTTGGACCTGGCTCCCCCTGTCCGGTGGTTAGCCACAGTAAAGAAACTCCTGTTTCCAAGGCGCACTGAATCACCCACTCTGCAGGAAAACTATCTCTTAAGTATCTGTTTGCCATGGTGCTTTTTGATGCGCCTAAGTGATCGCAAAGTTGCTGTCTGGACTTGAAATCATAGGCTGCCATTAGTCTATGGATAGCCTCTCTTCCCCCTGTATTCTCTCCAACCTTTACCTGTATCATTTTTTAATCCTGTTGACGTATCAAATATTGGATCGTAGTATCTCGATGTATCAAATATTGAATCAAGTAAAACGAGATAAAACGACGTAAACCAAACCTTAATCGGGAGATACTGCACTATGAGCACTGATATTTCAATTCGTGTACCAAAAGAGATGGCTACGCCTGCAGAGTTCGCGGAATGGGAAGGTATCTCCCGCGGCTCTGTGTATCAAAAAATTCATCATGGTCAGCTTGCTAAATACATGGTCAAGAAAGAAAAAAACAAAGGCCGCGTAAGCCTGCGTTATTTAATGTACAAAACCGATCAGGTCCGTGAATCCCTCGGTCATTCCAACTTCCGCGTCATTGTTGGTAAGTAAGTTCAATTATGAGAACTTTCTAAGGGGGTAGCATGTTTGATTATAAGATTTCCAAACACCCGCATTTTGATGAAGCCTGTAGAGCTTTTGCACTTCGTCACAATATGGCGAAGCTGGCAGAACGTTCAGGAATGAATGTCCAGACTCTGCGAAACAAACTCAACCCAGATCAACCGCATCAGCTCAATGCGCCAGATATCTGGCTACTTACCGATCTGACGGAAGATTCAACGCTGGTAGACGGTTTTCTGGCACAGATTCACTGCCTGCCATGTGTACCGATTAATGAGGTGGCAAAAGAGAAACTGCCACATTACGTCATGAGTGCAACCGCAGAGATCGGGCGTGTTGCTGCAGGTGCGGTATCTGGCGATGTAAAAACCAGTGCAGGTCGTCGTGATGCTATCAGCAGCATTAACTCTGTTACACGACTGATGGCGTTAGCTGCTGTTTCATTGCAGGCCCGTTTACAGGTTAATCCTGCGATGGCAAGTGCAGTTGATACTGTAACCGGTCTCGGTGCTTCATTCGGTTTGCTGTGAGGTGCTTATGCTGACGAAAGAACCATCATTTGCATCGCTGCTGGTAAAACAAAGTCCGGCAATGCACTACGGTCACGGCTGGATCATGGGTGAGGATGGTAAACGCTGGCATCCGTGCCGTTCACAAGATGAATTGCTGGCAGAACTATCTACGAAAAAACGGGGGAACAAATGGCTATTGAAGGCGCTGCGGCGACTGTTCCATTAAGCCCCGGTGAACGCCTGAATGGACTTAATCACATAGCGGAATTAAGGGCGAAAGTTTTTGGCCTGAATATTGAGTCAGAGCTTGAGCGGTTTATTAAAGATATGCGTGATCCACGGGATATCAATAACGAACAAAATAAACGAGCACTGGCAGCCATATTCTTTATGGCAAAAATTCCGGCTGAACGTCATAGCATCAGCATCAATGAGCTGACCACTGACGAAAAGCGGGAGTTGATTAAAGCAATGAATCATTTTCGTGCAGTGGTGAGCTTATTTCCCAGACGGCTAACCATGCCGAATTAACCAACTAATGAAATTAATGGCGTAAACCCGCCGAGCATCCCTTTATCTAAATTCAGGAGAATTGATTATGCGTAATATTGAAATCCTCACGACTAAAACCGGACCGGATGATGCAGGGCTTAATATTTTACTGACAGAGGCTCGTCTGGAAGAACGCCGGGCAAGGGCTGAAGCAATGGCCGCTCGCCTTGATAGCCTGGCGTGTCATATCTCATCCCGTCAGCTAAACCACGTGGAAGCGGCAGAACTGCTGCGTGTGACTGCTGAAGCAATCCAGAACGAAGCGCAGGAGATCCACTAATGGCTGATGCAATGGATCTCGTACAGCAGCGCGTTGAAGAAGAACGCCAGCGCCATATCCGTGCTGCCCGTGCCAAAACACCGGGCGTGTCTCGCGTGCTTTGCATTGAGTGTGAAGCGCCAATTCCGCCAGCACGCCGCCGTGCCATTCCGGGTGTGCAGCTTTGCATTACCTGCCAGGAAATTGCAGAGCTGAAAGGCAAACATTACAACGGAGGTGCTGTATGAGCACCATCCTGAAATGGGCGGGAAATAAAACCGCCATTATGTCCGAACTGAAAAAACACCTTCCTGCTGGCCCGCGACTGGTTGAACCTTTCGCGGGTTCCTGTGCTGTGATGATGGAGACGGATTACCCCAGCTATCTTGTTGCGGATATTAATCCTGATTTAATCAACCTCTATAAAAAGGTTGCTGCTGATTGTGAGGCATTTATATCTCGTGCCAGAGCTTTATTTGAGGAAGCAAACAGGGAGGTGGCTTATTACAACATAAGGCAGGAGTTTAATTACTCCACTGAAATTACTGATTTCATGAAAGCGGTATATTTTCTGTATCTCAATCGTCATGGTTACCGTGGGTTATGTCGCTATAACAAGAGCGGGTATTTCAACATTCCCTACGGTAATTATAAAAATCCGTATTTCCCTGAAAAAGAAATTCGCGCATTTGCAGAGAAAGCCCAGCGGGCAACGTTTATCTGCGCCAGCTTTGATGAAACGCTGGCGATGTTGAAGGCGGGGGATGTGGTGTATTGCGATCCGCCGTATGACGGCACGTTTTCCGGTTATCACACTGACGGCTTCACTGAAGATGACCAGTATCACCTGGCATCCGTTCTTGAACATCGGTCATCAGAAGGACATCCGGTCATTGTTTCTAACAGTGACACATCCCTGATCCGTTCGCTGTATCGCAATTTTACTCACCACTACATCAAGGCAAAACGCAGCATCGGCGTAGCAGCTGGTGAGAGTAAATCTGCAACAGAAATCATCGCTGTTTCTGGGGCGCGCTGCTGGGTGGGATTTGATCCTTCGCGTGGCGTGGATAGTTCTGCCGTGTACGGAGTGCGTGCATGAGCCATGCTGATATGAACAACTGCAGCGGCTTTAACGAGGCCGCCGCAGCATTCTCATGGGACAGCCCGAAAAAGGCTATTAACCCTTATCTGGACCCGGCAGAAGTTGCGCCGGTTTCTGCGCTTTCAAACCTGATCACTCTGTACGCTGCCGATAACGAGCAGGAACAACTGCGCCGCGAGGCACTGAGTGATCAGGTCTGGGAGCGTTATTTCTTTAATGAATCCCGTGATCCTGTCCAGCGCGAAATGGAGCAGGATAAGCTCATTAGCCGGGCAAAGCTGGCGCATGAGCAGCAGCGTTTTAATCCGGATATGGTCATTCTGGCGGACGTCAACGCCCAGCCTTCCCATATCAGCAAGCCGCTGATGCAACGTATTGAATACTTCAGCAGCCTGGGCAGGCCAAAGGCTTATTCCCGCTATTTGCGTGAGACGATTAAGCCATGTCTGGAACGACTGGAGCATGTACGCGAGAGTCAGCTATCCACTTCTTTTCGCTTTATGGCAAGCCATGAAGGGCTGGACGGCCTGCTGATCCTGCCTGAAATGAGTCAGGATCATGTGAAACGCCTGTCCACCCTGGTAGCTGCGCATATGAGCATGTGCCTTGATGCAGCTTGTGGCGATTTGTATGCCACCGATGACGTTAAGCCAGAAGAAATCCGCAAGACATGGGAAAAGGTGGCGGCGGAAACCCTGCGTCTGGATGTCATCCCACCTGCGTTTGAGCAACTCCGTCGGAAAAGAAACCGCCGTAAACCCGTGCCCTATGAACTCATTCCGGGTTCGCTGGCGCGTATGTTGTGCGGCGACTGGTGGTATCGGAAATTATGGAAGATGCGTTGCGAATGGCGGGAAGAGCAGTTGCGCGCTGTTTGCCTGGTCAGCAAAAAAGCATCTCCTTATGTCAGCTATGAAGCCGTGATGCATAAACGTGAGCAGCGCCGTAAGTCGCTGGAGTTTTTCCGTTCTCATGAACTGGTGAACGAAGACGGCGACACGCTGGACATGGAGGATGTGGTAAACGCCAGCAGCAGCAACCCTGCGCATCGCCGCAATGAGATGATGGCCTGTGTTAAAGGTCTGGAGCTTATCGCGGAAATGCGCGGTGACTGCGCCGTTTTCTACACTATCACCTGTCCGTCGCGTTTCCATTCCACGCTAAATAACGGCAGACCAAACCCGACCTGGACAAACGCGACGGTAAGACAAAGCAGCGATTATCTGGTCGGCATGTTTGCTGCATTTCGTAAGGCGATGCACAAAGCCGGGTTGCGCTGGTATGGCGTGCGGGGGGCTGAGCCGCATCATGACGGCACAGTTCACTGGCACCTGTTGTGTTTCATGCGCAAAAAAGACCGCCGTGCCATCACTGCATTACTGCGTAAGTTTGCCACCCGTGAAGACCGCGAGGAGCTGGGCAATAACACTGGGCCGCGCTTTAAGTCTGAGTTGATTAACCCGCGCAAAGGAACGCCGACAAGCTACATCGCGAAATATATCAGTAAGAACATTGACGGTCGTGGTCTGGCTGGCGAGATCAGCAAGGAAACGGGTAAATCTCTGCGTGATAACGCTGAATACGTGAATGCCTGGGCGTCTCTGCATCGTGTTCAGCAATTCCGCTTCTTTGGTATTCCGGGGCGTCAGGCTTACCGTGAACTTCGCTTGCTGGCTGGTCAGGCGGCAAGGCAACAGGGTGACAAAAAAGTAGGTGCGCCGGTACTGGATAACCCGCGTCTTGATGCCATTCTGGCTGCTGCTGATGCTGGTTGTTTTGCCACCTACATCATGAAGCAGGGCGGCGTACTGGTTCCCCGTAAATATCACCTCATCAGAACCGCTTATGAAATCAACGAAGAGCCGACCGCCTATGGCGATCACGGCATTCGTATTTATGGCATCTGGTCACCCATTGCAGAGGGCAAGATCTGCACTCATGCAGTGAAGTGGAAAATGGTTCGTAAAGCCGTTGACGTTCAGGAGGCGGCAGCCGACCAGGGCGCTTGCGCCCCTTGGACTCGTGGCAATAACTGTCCCCTTGCTGAAAATTTGAACCAACAAGGGAAAGACAAATCAGCTGATGGGGATACCAGAACGGAAATCACCCGCATGGATGACAAGGAATTGCACGATTACCTGCACAGTATGAGCAAAAAAGAGCGCCGGGAACTGGCAGCAAGGTTACGCCTGGTTAAACCGAAACGGCGTAAAGACTACAAACAGCGAATTACAGATCATCAGCGACAGCAGCTCGTCTATGAACTGAAGTCCAGAGGATTTGATGGCAGCGAGAAAGAGGTCGATTTACTCCTTCGCGGCGGCAGTATTCCGTCAGGAGCAGGCCTGCGTATCTTCTATCGGAACCAGCGTCTGCAGGAGGATGATAAATGGCGGAACCTGTATTAATTACGCAGGTTAACAATTCGTGCTCTTAATAATACCAGGCATATCAGGCTGATGAGCGTAAAAAAACGTTTTACATCAGTAAGATTATTATATACTGTAAATATAAACAGTGGTTATGTATACAGTGTTGCTTTGGTGTCATAGGAGGAAAGATGCAGGACTATTTTTTGGAGTCTTTGAAGCTCCAGCGCATTGATTTTTTTCTTAAGCTTGTAGCGGCTAGTGAGTGTAGTGATGAAGAGAAGGGGCTGGCCCTGCAGTGGGTTTCTGAACTGACAGATGAACTCATGGCAAAAATCAGAACCCACGAATACAACCGCTCAATGGATGTCATCAGCTGAGGTGACTTTTATGCGCATTGAAATAATGATCGATAAAGAGCAGAAGATTAGCCAGTCTACCCTGGACGCTCTGGAGTCCGAGCTTTACCGCAACCTGCAACCCATCTATCCCAAGACAGCTATCCGCATCCGTAAAGGGTCGGCAAACGGCGTTGAGCTGAGTGGCTTAAAGCTTGATGAAGACAAAAAGCGGGTGATGGAAATTATGCAGCAGGTTTGGGAAGACGACAGCTGGCTGCACTAAGGAACGTTCCTGATGTAAGAACTTGATTCTGACGTCAGCAAGGTTGAACAACGAGAGTAGCGAGGCGTTAGCCATGGGTAAAAAAGACAGTAATCACCAGATTATTTATCGGGGCCAGGTGCTGGAACGGTTTACCCCTGGCGGCTGGGTCTTCTTTCAACGCCCAAAGGAGTGTGGCGGAGGTTTTTGGTTGGGCCGCACCTATGAAGACTGCTTCTGGCTTGAGCTGGAATTCCCCGTTTCGCTATATGACGGCCTGGAGTTTTTGATGGAAGTCACCAGGGTAGAGCAGAGAAGTGATGAGGTTGACGCGAATTATTCCCTGTTTGATTAAAAATGTATTAGCTTATAATGGAATACTATTTTTGCAGGTGGGGGCGCAATGGATTTAGTCTTTAAAATTCTGGCTTCGTTGGGTGGGGTGTCTTTTGTTGCATCTGGCATATTTGTTTGGATCGGGAAAGTTTATTTAGAAAGATATAAGTCGCGGCTAAACAAAGATATTGCTGAATTTCAATCACAACTGAGTGCAACTAATGAAAGAATAAAGGCTAAGTTAGACAATTCTGTTTATGTAACGAAAGCGTATTTTGATAAGGAGTTATCAGCATATAGTCTCATTTGGAATTCGATGTTTGAAACCAGAGAAAGCGTGCTTAAGCTGAGGCCTGCGCTGGATCATTTTGACCCCAACGAACCATTTGAAGAGAGAAAATTTAGAAGGTTGAAAGTTTTTTTCGATGCATTTAATACTTTTGTTACAAGTGTTGAGTCTAACAAACCGTTCATCTCACCAGAGGTTTATATAATCTTGGACCGTTTCCGGAAGGAATGCCTTTCAGAGTCAATATCGTTTCAGCATGGCGATCCAGAATTTGACTGGCAAAATTATTGGAAAGAGGCAGAGTTGAACCGTACAACCATCACCAAGCTTTTTGATGAGACGTGTGATGCAATTCGAGACAGGATGCACACATTAACTGTGGTTACGTAGTTTTCCAAAAAGTCTCGATGCCCGCTTTGGCGATTGTGCATGTCTATGCCGCATGAATCCGCATGATCGTTTGAGGATCGTTTTAGCTGAGGCCCGCTAGGAATGGCGGGCTTTTGCTTATGTCATGCAGGCGCATGAAAACCACTACATAAAGCGGGCAGGCGTGGCGGGGATACGAGCGCGCGCTCATGGTTGAATTAATGAAATTATGGTGTTAAATAGGCTAGCTTTTTAAGTCGTGAATATTCAATTTTTCAACTCATTTTTTTCATAGGGAGGAGTAATTGACATGGTTATGTTAGTGGATGACTGTCCACGATGTGGATCACAAAAAATAGCGTTTGATGTTAATGGGCTGAATTGCACTAGGGTTTACAATGCATTGGGCGGGGGTAAAACATACGAGTACGAGGTCTATTGTGTTTGCCGAGAGTGTCATAAAACGACAATGTTTCTTTGCAGACCTTTAACGAAAAATAAAACTTTAGATGGCTATAATTGGGAAAGTGGAATATTCGGCTTAAAGGAAGTTGCAGAGGTTGTTAGGCCTATATCACCGGCAGACTTAGCAGTAGAGGAGCCACCAGAGTTCTTACCTGAGCATATCAATAGTGCATATGAGGAAGGGGCGAAATGTTTGGCTATAGGTTGTTATAATGCAGCAGCAACCATGTTTAGGCTTTGCCTTGATTATGCCACAAAAGGACTTCTTCCTGATGGGGAGCAAGGGCCTGCGCAAAAAATAAGGAGAAGCCTAGGGTTAAGAATGGAGTGGTTATTTGATAATCATCTACTGCCTGAAGCTTTAAGGGAACTAGCTGAATGCGTTAAAGATGACGGAAATGATGGAGCGCATGAAGGTATTTTGGATAAAGCTGCTGCTGAGGATCTTGAAGATTTTACCTATCTTTTTTTAGAACGGCTTTACACTGAACCTCAACGCCTTATCGAAGCCAAGACAAGGCGTGAACAAAGAAGAAACAAATAAGTTCGGAATTATTCTTCTGAAAGAATATAGGGCGTAAATTTAATCACTTCTTCGCCCAGCCAGTCGTTCAGCTCTTGTAGCCTTTTTTGCAAGGGCGTTAATTCATTACGTACAAATACGCGACTAGCCTTCTCCACATCCCCAAACCCTCCAACATTATTAGGCATAATCCCCATCATTTGCGGCGGCACGCGGTGCGCAGCCATCATGTCGTCGCGGCTGACATTTTTGATATTCAAAAACTCATCCTTCGCCGCGACTTCTGACAATGGGATGATCTGAAGCCCGTCTTTTTTGCCGTTAGGCGAGTACATAAACAGGTTGCGGAAGTTGCCTGGACCTTTGGCGCTTTTCATCGCATTGCGGAGGTTGTTCACATCCTCCTGGTTTTGCGCGGCATCGGTCATGTACATGATAAAGCCCGCATGACTGCCGTTAATGTAATACTTGCGACGGAACAGCGTGGCGGACTCGTTGAGCAGGGCTGACGGAATGGCAGAAAGATAACCGGGCAGGCCGTAGATCTCCTGATTAATATCCGGTTCCATCAGATGAAAAATGCTGCCTTTCGTGAACTGATACGGCTGGGTTGTCATACCGTATTGCACAAACCAGTAGGTATCCAGGTCTAACCCGCGTCGGGTGTATTTTGCCAGTGCAGGCTCAAGGGCGATAACTTCACCGAAGCGGTTCGTGCGTTTCTCCAGGTAGGCGTTACCAAAAACCAGATAGTCCTGCACAAAACGCGAAAAAGCCTGCTGGCTGAGCAGCGGGTGAGGGATGTAGGTGCTGGTCAGAATGTTGCACTTTACTGCAATCGGGGAACTATGATGCACGGCAGCGCGGAAGGTGCGCGCCAGTCCGTCAAAGCTGACGGGCGGCTCATACCAGCGGTCCATCTGTACGCATTCCACATAATCCAGCAGTTCTCGGCGGTCCAGAACAGGAACGGGATCGCCGAAGCTGAATGCTTCGGCTGTAGTTTGACTTTTAAGCTGGATCTGTTTCGTCGCCGCAGCGCGGTTCTTCTTACTCTTTCCCATCAAAAAATCTCCACAATATTGCTGGTATTGGCGGATTCGCCCTGCAGCGGTTCGTTAAACAGTGCGTGCATCGTTGCCCAGGCCAGATCGGCGTGGCTGGCTTCTTCGCTGCGGCTGGCTTCATAGGTCGGGCGGTTGCCACTGGCGGTGGTGGCGCGACGGATTGCCATAAAGGACTGCGCTATGTCGGTGTGTCCGGCGTCAAACTCCAGACGGCGGTGGCTGATAATGTCGTAGGCCTTGAGTACCAGGGCGTTTTTAACGTTGGGGTTGTAGACAAACTCCCGGACGGCAGGAAAAAACGCTTTCACGTTCTCGTAAACCCCGTGACCAACGCCGGTTGAGTCGATACCGATATAGGTCACGTTGTACTGTTCGGTCAGTTTTTTGATGGCGTCAGCCTGGGCGCGGAAGTCCATTCCGCGCCACTGGTGACGCTCAAGAATGCGGAACTTACCGCCCGGCACGGCTGGCGGCGCCACCACCACGCATCCGGCGCTGTCGCCGTTCTGCGTACCTTTCGCCGGGTCATATCCGATCCACACTTCGCGCCAGCCAAACGGGCGCAGGGCCAGTGCATGAAAGTCGGTCCAGACTTCCCAACTGTCCACCATGCACGCCTGCAGCTCGCTGAGCGGGAACACGGACGCGAGATCGTCCACGAACTCGCACATCAGCAGGTTCTGGTATTCGTCCGGGCTGTACTCCATGCGCAACTGGTCAAGGTCGAACAGGTTACAGCCGCCGCGCACCGCATCTTCCACGGTGACTATCTGGCGGTACTGCCCGTCTGCGCACAGCAGGCCGGGGGCCAGATTGCTGTGGGACAGGTCGATGTCCACCTTATCGGCTTTGTTGCGCCCTCGGTTGAACAGCGCACCGGACCAGAACGGATAAGCACTGTGTGTCAGGCTGGATGGCGTGGAAAAATAGGTTTGTCGCCATTTTTTGTGAATAGCCATACCGGAAGCCACTTTGCGCAGCTCCTGGAATTTCGGTATCCAGAAATATTCATCCAGATACAGGTTGCCGTGGTAACTCTGGGCCGTGCGGGCATTGGTGCCGAGGAAGTAAAGCGTGGCCCCGTTAGGAAGCACCATCGGATCGCCTTTCAGTTCCACATCCACTTCTTTGGCGAAGTCGATGATGTACTGCTTAAAGACGTGGGCCTGTGCCTTACTGGCGGAAAGGAAAATCTGGTTACGTCCGGTCAGCAGGGCGTCAATCAGGGCTTCACGGGCAAAGTAAAAGGTCGCGCCGATCTGGCGAGACTTCAGCAGGTTGCGGATGCGATTGGTTTTTCCGGCTTCCCACCAGTGGCGCTGGTAGTTGAACATGGAGGAATGGAAGATTTCTTCCAGCTTCTCAATCTGTTCATCGGTGAAAACATTCTTTTCCGGCTGACGGCGCGGCCCTTTGTTGCGGTTGGCGACGTTAGGGTTTAAGTCGGCTTCGTTGCCGCCATTGTTAAACTTGCCGATCCGCGCGTGGCGCTCCGACTGGCGCGCCAGCAGGTCAATTTCTTTGAAATCTTTCCCTTCTTTGTGCTCCTTCATAATGAGCTGGCAGTAGCGGGCGGCGGTGGTGAGCTGCATCTGATCCAGCGGCCCATAGTCACCCCACTTGTCGCGTTTTTTCCAGCTGTGAACGGTTGCAACTTTCTCGCCCAGCATTTCAGCAATGCGGGCTACGCGGTATCCCTGAAAGTACAGCAGCATGGCCTGCCGACGGGGATCGAGATCTGCGGGTGTCAGTGTGGTGTTCATGGCACAAACCTACAGCCTTGAATGAAGGCTTTCCCCGCCTGCGGTTTGTGTGGTTGTCGGTACAAATACCGCGCATTGTTTCACTGCCCCCATCACCGCAACCATAAGGCTCCAGTAAGTTTTTTCTAACGGAGCACGGCTCATGACAGTGAAAGCAAAGCGTTTTCGCATCGGGGTGGAAGGTGCCACTACCGACGGACGCGAAATCCAGCGTGAATGGCTGGAACAGATGGCAGCCAGCTACAACCCGGCGGTGTATACCGCGCTGATTAACCTTGAGCACATTAAGTCTTATCTGCCGGACAGCACGTTTAACCGCTACGGCAAGGTGACGGCGCTGTTTGCTGAAGAAATCGCGGAAGGTCCGCTGGCAGGCAAGATGGCACTGTATGCCGACGTTGAGCCAACGGAGTCCCTGGTGGAACTGGTGAAAAAAGGCCAGAAATTATTCACCTCTATGGAAGTCAGCCCGAAGTTTGCTGATACGGGCAAAGCCTACCTGGTCGGCCTGGCTGCCACTGATGATCCCGCCAGTCTGGGTACGGAAATGCTGACATTCAGCGCCAGTGCAGCCCATAACCCGCTGGCAAACCGCAAGCAGAATCCTGCCAATCTTTTTACCGCTGCAGAGGAAACGGTGATCGAACTGGAAGAAATCCAGGAGGACAAGCCGTCCCTGTTTGCCCGCGTCACGGCGCTGTTTACCAAAAAAGAGCAGTCCGATGACGTCCGGTTCTCTGATGTGCATAAGGCCGTGGAACTGGTCGCCACTGAGCAGCAGAACCTGAGCACGCGCACCGAAAAATCCCTGTCTGAGCAGGAAGAACGCCTGTCTGAGCTGGAGACTGCTCTGCAGGAGCAGCAAACCGCCTTTAACGAACTGGTGGATAAGCTGAGTCATGAAGACAGCCGCCAGGACTACCGCCAGCGTGCAACAGGCGGCAACGCCCCCGCTGACACTCTGACCAATTGCTGATGGAGCATAAAACCCAATGAAGAAGAATACCCGTTTTGCTTTTAACGCTTACCTGCAGCAACTGGCGCGTCTGAACGGTGTGGCAGTTGAGGAACTGTCCAGCAAGTTCACCGTAGAGCCGTCTGTGCAGCAGACGCTGGAAGACCAGATCCAGCAGTCCGCCGCTTTCCTGACGCTGATTAACGTCACGCCAGTGACTGAGCAGTCCGGTCAGCTGCTTGGATTGGGTGTTGGCAGCACCATTGCCGGAACCACTGACACCACCGCGAAAGAGCGTGAACCTGTCGATCCGACGCTGATGATCGATGTGGAATACAAATGCGAACAGACCAACTTTGACACGGTGCTGACCTACGCGAAGCTGGACCTGTGGGCGAAGTTTCAGGATTTCCAGGTGCGTATCCGTGACGCCATCGTGAAACGCCAGGCACTGGACCGCATCATGATCGGCTTTAACGGCGTGAAGCGTGCGAAAACCTCCAACCGTAGCGAAAACCCGCTGCTGCAGGATGTGAACAAAGGCTGGCTGCAGAAAATCCGTGAGGATGCACCGGATCACGTCATGGGCAGCACCACCACGGGCGGTGAAACCACACCGGGTGCGGTGAAAGTCGGGAAAGGTGGCGAATATGCCAACCTGGACGCCGTGGTGATGGATGCGGTCAATGAGCTTATCGACGTGGTCTACCAGGACGATGACGATCTGGTGGTGATTTGCGGTCGTGAGCTGCTGTCTGACAAGTATTTCCCGCTGGTCAACAAAGAGCAGGAAAACAGTGAAAAACTGGCTGCCGATATGATCATCAGTCAGAAACGCATGGGTGGCCTGCAGGCCGTGCGTGCGCCGTTCTTCCCGCCGAATGCGCTGCTGATCACCCGTCTGGATAACCTGTCCATTTACTGGCAGGAAGACACCCGCCGCCGTTCGGTTATCGACAACCCGAAACGTGACCGGATTGAAAATTTTGAATCCGTTAACGAAGCCTATGTGGTTGAGGACTACCGCTGCGCCGCACTGGTGGAAAACATCCAGATTGGCGACTTCAGCGCCGCCGCAGCAGAAACCGGAGCGTAAACCATGAGCCTGAGTCCCGCACGGCAGCATCGCCTGCGCGTTCAGGCTGAACAGGCCGCCCGCGAGGGCGGCAGCGTTCGCCACGCGTCGGGCTATGACCTGATGCTGCTGCAACTGGCAGAAGACCGCCGCCGTCTCAAGGGCGTTCAGTCCACGGTCAAAAAAGCGGAAATCAAGGTGGAGCTGCTGCCGAAATACGCCGCCTGGGCGGAGGGTGTCCTGGCTGCCGGAGGCGCTCAACAGGATGACGTGCTGATGTACGTGATGCTGTGGCGCATTGATGCCGGAGATTATGTCGGAGCGCTGGAGATCGGGCGTCATGCCCTGCGTCATGGCTGGGTGATGCCGCTGGGTAACCGCAACGTGCAGACCGTGCTGGCAGAGGAAATGGCAGACGCAGCGCAGAGCGCAATGCTTGCCACTACCGGCTTTGATGTCGATCTGCTGCTGCAGACGCTGGAGCTGACAGACGGTCTGGATATGCCGGACCAGTCACGGGCGCGTCTGCATAAAGCGATTGGCGCTGTCCTGAGTGAAAGTAATCCGGCTTCCGCCCTTAATCATCTCAACCATGCGTTACAGCTCGATCCCCGCTGTGGCGTGAAAAAAGACAAACAGCAGCTGGAGCGCAGACTGCGCAATGACAGCCGCTGACAGAACGTGCCCCCGCGCACGGGCGGCACGGGGTGGCGAAAGGCACTGCCACATCAAAACCCCGTCCACCGCCCTTTATTTCAGGAGAAAGCAGCATGAAGTTTGTTGCGCCAGAACAGGCACCGGAACAGGCGGAAATCATCAGAAATACGCCGTTCTGGCCTGATGTGGACCTGTCGGAGTTTCGCAGTGTCATGCGCACTGACGGCACGGTGACGCAGCCGCGTTTAAAGCAGGTTGCGCTGTCGGCAATTTCGGAGGTCAACGCAGAGCTGTATGAGTTTCGCAGACGCCAGCAGATGCTGGGGTATGCCTCGCTGGCAGAAGTCCCGGCGGAACAACTGGACGGCAAAAGCGAGCGCATTCAGCACTATTTCAACGCGGTTTACTGCTGGGCACGCGCCATGCTCAACGAACGTTACCAGGACTATGACGCCACGGCATCCGGTGCGAAGCGAGGCGAGGAACTGGCGGAAGCAAGCGGTGATTTATGGCGTGACGCCCGCTGGGCCATCAGCCGGGTGCAGGATGCGCCGCACTGCACAGTGGAGCTTATCTGATGAAAGTGCGTGCGCATCAGTATGACACGGTGGACGCACTTTGCTGGCGTCATTACGGGCGCACGCAGGGTGTCACGGAGCAGGTACTGAAGGCAAATCCGGGGCTTGCCGAATACGGCCCCTTTTTACCTCACGGGCTGCAGGTGGAGCTGCCGGACATTCCGACAACCACCACCGTGCAGACCGTCCAGCTATGGGACTGAATTATGACGCTTGAGCGAATCAGCGCCTTTATCACGTATTGCATCGCCGTCGTGCTGGCCTGGCTGGGCGATTTGTCCATCAAGGATGCCTCAACGCTGGGCGGCCTGATGATTGGTGTGCTGATGCTGGCTATCAACTGGTACTACAAACACAAAGCCTACCAGCTTCTGCGCGACGGGCAGATTTCGCGGGAGGACTATGAATCCATCAATCGTTAAACGCTGCCTTGTCGGGGCCGTGCTGGCTATTGCTGCCACGCTGCCGGGGTTTCAGCAGCTTCACACCTCCGTGGAGGGGCTGAAACTGATTGCCGATTACGAAGGTTGTCGTCTGCAGCCGTATCAGTGCAGCGCGGGTGTCTGGACCGACGGCATTGGAAATACGTCGGGCGTCATTCCCGGCAAAACAATCACGGAACGACAGGCAGCAGAAGGGCTTATTTCCAACGTGCTGCGTGTGGAGCGGGCGCTGGAAAGGTGTGTGAAGCAACAGCCGCCGCAGAAGGTATATGACGCTACGGTGTCGTTTGCCTTCAACGTGGGAACGGGCAATGCCTGCAGTTCTACGCTGGTGAAATTGCTCAATCAGCGGCGCTGGGCAGAAGCGTGCCGACAGTTGCCGCGCTGGGTTTATGTGAAAGGTGTGTTTAATCAGGGGCTGGATAACCGCCGTGCGCGGGAGATGGCCTGGTGCCTTAAAGGAGCTGGATTATGACGCGTGCGCTGGCGGTAGTGGCGGCGCTGGCACTCGTTGCGCTGGGCTGGCAGTCGTGGCGGCTTAACAGCGCCAGCCACACCATCGAAACGCAGCGCGCGGCGCTGAAAAGTAAAGCGCACGAACTGACGAAGAAAAATAGCCAGCTGATCAGTCTGTCCATTCTGGCTGAAACCAATAACCGGGAGCAGGCGCGGCTCTATGCCGAAGCAGAACAGACCAGCGCGCTGCTGAGACAACGACAACACCGGATCGAGGAACTGAAACGTGAGAACGAGGATTTACGCCGCTGGGCTGATACTCCTTTGCCTGCTGACATTATCCGGCTGCGGGAACGTCCGGCACTCACCGGAGGTGCAGCTTACCGTCAGTGGTTGTCCGCGAGTGACGCCGTGTCGGCTGGAGCAGGCAGCGCCGCGCACTAACGGTGATCTGAACGCATTGCTGGATGAAACGGAGGCCGCCTGGGCGGTCTGTGCAGACAAAGTGGACATGATTATTGCGTGTCAGGAGCGAAACAGTGAACAAACCACAATCCCTGCGCCACGCCCTCAATAAAGCAGTGCCTTATGTCCGCAATAACCCGGATAAGCTGCATCTGTTTGTGGATAACGGTTCGCTGGTTGCCACGGGGGCCAGCTCCATGTCATGGGAGTACCGTTATACCCTCAACGTGGTGATTGAGGATTTCAGCGGCGACCAGAATCTGCTGATGGCCCCGGTTTTGCTGTGGCTGCGTGATAACCAGCCCGATGCCATCAATAATCCGGCGTTACGGGAAAAGTTATTCACCTTTGAGGTGGATATTCTGCGCAACGATGTCTGTGATATCAGCCTCAACCTGCAACTGACGGAACGTGTGCTGGTCAGCACTGACGGAAGTGTGTCGAGCGTTGAAGCAGTAGCGGAACCCGATGAACCTGAAGAAATGTGGACGGTGAAACGTGGCTGAACTGCAGAAGGTGGACGACTGGCTGAGTGCTTTGCTGGCGAATCTGGAACCAGCCGCAAGAAGCCGAATGATGCGCCAGCTGGCGCAGGAACTGCGCCGGACACAGCAGCAGAATATCAGGATGCAGCGCAATCCAGATGGCAGCAGTTATGAGCCGCGCAGGGTAACAGCACGCAGCAAGAAGGGGCGCATCAAACGTCAGATGTTTGCAAAGCTGCGCACCACAAAATACCTGAGAACTGCCGCCAGCGCGGATTCTGCCAGCGTACAGTTTGAAGGTAAGGTACAGCGTATTGCCCGTGTTCATCACTACGGTCTGCGCGATCGCGTCAGTCCAAAGGGGGGAGTCATTAAGTATCCATCCCGAAAATTGCTGGGTTTAAATGAACATACTGAAAATGAAGTAAGAGATTTACTTTTAAAGTATTTATTGATGAAAAATTAGAATGTTTACGCTCTTAATAAACTTAAATAACTTTTTATGCTTTGGCAAAAAGGGAAAAGGTCTATTTTAATTTTCCAGTTTTTTTTGTTTTGAACCCCAGAAGCAATAATAGAACCGTCCCAATATTTTATTCCATTTTTGCCGGTCTTTTTTGTTAACTCAAAACTTAATGCGTGAATAATTTTATTGCAGCATTCGCGTATAGAATCTTTAACATGACCATCTATAACAAAAAGTATATTTTCATGTTCTTCAAATGCTTCTTTCTCAGGTGAGTAATCTGGGTTCCACTCATGTTCACTAGTGTCTTGGAGAATTCGTAGTTTTGTACAAAGGCTAATAAGATTGTTGCTAATGGTATATTCCAACCATCCGTTGTACGATAACTCCTCCATTTCAAATTCAGTTACTATAGAACCATCATATACTTTCTGTGTGGAATATATACGCTGTAAATAAAATTCAGATGAACAGCATAATTGCTCAATTATTCTTGCGTGTTCTTCTATAGCGTAATAATCAATTGGATGGCTCATTCTTTTACCTTTCTTTGATTGGAATTGTATTTGTGTCATTTACCACACAAGGACGTATTGATGCCATAGATTCAAGGTCCGTGCAACCTAACCCTATGAACGCACAACTAACCGAAATCATGCGCCTTATCACCAACCTGATCCGCACTGGTGTAGTCACCGAAGTGGACCGGGAAAACTGGCTTTGCCGGGTGAAAACGGGCGAGCTTGAAACCAACTGGATCAGCTGGCTGACGCTGCGTGCCGGGAATGCCCGCACATGGTGGCGACCATCGGAAGGTGAGCAGGTGGTGCTGCTGAGTCTGGGCGGCAATCTGGAAACTGCCTTTGCGCTGCCCGCTGTCTATTCGAATCAGTTCGCACCACCGTCGACGTCGGCAGACGCCTGCGTGACAGAACATCCTGACGGCGGCTGGTTTGAATACGAACCCACTACCGGGCGCTGGTATGTCAGGGGCATCAAATCAATGGTCATTGAGGCCGCTGACAACATCACCATGAAAACCAGTGAGTTTGTACTGGAGGCTGACCGCACGCGCATTAACAGCGAAGTGGTGATCAATGGTGGCGTTACCCAGGGCGGCGGAGCGATGAGTTCTAACGGGATCGTGGTTGATGCGCATCAGCATACTGACGTCCTGAAAGGCGGCGACACAACCGGAGGCCCGGTATGACGCTTTATAGCGGGATGAACAATACCAGCGGTAAAGCCATTACTGATATTGATCATCTGCGCCAGTCGGTGCGGGACATTTTGCTGACGCCGCAGGGTAGCCGCATTGCCCGTCGGGAATATGGTTCCCTGCTGTCGGCACTGATAGACCAGCCACAAAATCCGGCATTACGCCTGCAGGTCATGTCGGCAGTGTATGTGGCGCTGAGTCGCTGGGAGCCACGGCTGACGCTGGATTCCATCACCATTAACAGCAATTTTGACGGTTCAATGGTGGTGGAGCTGACCGGGCGGCGTAATAACGGTGTGCCTGTTTCCCTTTCCGTATCAACAGGAGCAGAGAATGGCAGTGATTGACCTTTCGCAGTTGCCTGCGCCGCAGATTGTGGATGTGCCGGACTTTGAGACGCTGCTTGCCGAACGCAAGGCAGAATTTGTGGCGCTTCATCCGAAAGATGAGCAGGAAGCAGTGATCCGCACGCTGGAACTGGAATCTGAACCCGTCACCAAATTGTTGCAGGAGAATGCTTACCGTGAGTTGCTTCTGCGCCAGCGCATTAACGAAGCCGCGCAGGCGGTGATGGTGGCTTATGCCATAGGGGGCGATCTGGACCAGCTCGCCGCCAACTACAACGTGAAACGCCTGACGGTGACGCCTGCTGATAATGACGCTGTGCCGCCCGTTGCAGCTGTGATGGAAAGCGATGAAGCGTTACGCCTGCGTGTGCCTGCAGCCTTTGAAGGGCTTTCAGTTGCGGGGCCAACTGCAGCTTATGAATTTCATGCCCGAAGCGCCGACGGTCGGGTGGCGGATGCCAGTGCAACCAGCCCGGCACCTGCAGAGGTGGTGCTGACTGTCCTTAGCCGCGAAGGCGATGGAACTGCAGAAAAAGACCTGCTGGACGTGGTGGAAAAAGCTCTGAACAGTGAGAACGTCCGCCCGGTGGCTGACCGTCTTACGGTTCGCAGCGCAGAAATCATCCCGTATCGCGTGGAAGCCACCATTTTTCTCTATCCGGGACCGGAAGCAGAGCCGGTAATGGCAGCGGCAAAAGCCAGTCTGCAGAAGTACATTGCCAGCCAGACGAGGCTTGGTCGGGATATTCGCCGTAGCGCCATCTTTGCTGCTCTGCATGTTGAGGGTGTTCAACGTGTGGAACTGGCTTCTCCGCTGGCGGATGTGGTCCTGAACAAAACACAGGCGGCATCATGTACGCAGTGGAGCGTAACCAACGGAGGAACGGATGAATAGTCTGCTGCCACCGGGTTCAACTTCACTGGAGCGCCGACTGGCGCAAACCTGTAGCGGGATTTCTGATCTGCAGGTGCCGCTGCGTGACTTGTGGAATCCGGCTACCTGTCCGGTCAGCTTCCTGCCTTATCTCGCCTGGGCGTTCTCTGTGGATCGCTGGGACGAGGGCTGGACAGAAAGCGTCAAACGCCAGGTAGTGAAGGATGCTTTTTATATTCATCAGCATAAAGGAACTACCAGTGCCGTGCGGCGGGTGGTGGAACCGTTCGGCTTCCTGATCCGCATTATTGAGTGGTGGCAGACCGGAGAAACACCGGGCACGTTTCGCCTGGATATCGGCGTGCAGGACCAGGGCATCACTGAAGATACCTATCTGGAACTTGAGCGGCTGATAAGCGATGCCAAACCATGTAGCCGTCACATGATCGGCATGTCCATCAATCTGCAGACCAGCGGTCCGCATTGGGTGGGGGCCGCCAGCTATCTTGGCGAAGAAATCACGATCTATCCGTATATCAACGAAACAATTATTTCCGGCGGCACCGCGCATGAAGGCGGGGCGGTCCATGTTATTGACACAATGAGAGTGAATCCATGAGCACAAAATTTTATACCCTGCTGACGGATATTGGCGCGGCGAAACTTGCCAGCGCCGCCGCGCTCGGTGTGCCGCTAAAAATTACCCATATGGCGGTGGGCGATGGCGGCGGAACATTGCCAACGCCGGACGCCAAGCAGACGGCATTGGTAAATGAGAAACGCCGGGCTGCGCTGAATATGCTCTATATCGACCCGCAGAACAGCAGCCAGATTATTGCTGAACAGGTGATCCCTGAAAACGAGGGCGGTTGGTGGATACGTGAAGTGGGCCTGTTTGATGAGTCCGGGGCATTGATTGCCGTGGGCAACTGCCCGGAAAGCTATAAGCCGCAACTGGCTGAAGGCAGCGGGCGTACCCAGACCGTGCGCATGGTGCTGATTACCAGCAGCACGGACAATATCACCCTGAAAATCGACCCTGCCGTAGTGCTGGCAACCCGCAAGTATGTGGATGACAAGGTACTGGAGCTGAAGGTGTACGTGGATGATCAGATGGCAAAACATCTTGCCGCACCGGACCCGCATTCACAGTATGCACCCAAAGAAAGTCCGACGTTTACCGGGACACCAAAAGCGCCAACTCCAGCGGCAGGGAATAACACCACGCAGGTTGCGACCACCGCGTTTGTTCAGGCGGCACTGACGGCTCTTATTAATGGTGCGCCAGCCACGCTGGACACGCTGAAAGAAATAGCCGCAGCCATTAACAATGATCCGAATTTCAGTACCACCATTAACAATGCGCTGGCACTGAAAGCGCCGTTGTCGAGTCCGGCACTCACCGGAACGCCAACAGCCCCCACTGCTGCACAGTCGGTCAACAATACACAGATTGCCACCACGGCTTTTGTGAAATCGGCGATTGCAGCAATGGTGGGTTCTGCACCTGCGGCACTGGATACACTGAACGAACTGGCGTCGGCGTTGGGGAATGATCCGAACTTTGCCACGACAATGCTTAATGCGCTGGCAGGTAAACAACCGCTGGACAATACGCTGACTAATTTGAGTGGAAAGGATGTCGCTGGTCTTCTCGCATACCTTGGTTTGGGAGAAGCGGCAAAACG